TGTGTAATACCTTCAAGCGTCTGGTTATAGTTATCAACTTTCCCCTGTGCTAACTGGCGATAATATCCTATCAGTTCTTTTGCTGCTTGTTTTGCTGCCCCTCCCCCACCTGAAAGTTTTTGCATTAACTGTTGTTCCCATTCAGACACGGGGCCGGGGCCGATCATTTCAAGTCTCATCGGGCCGATAATTGCCCTCGCAAATAGTTGAAATGCCTGTGCATCATTCAGGTTGTCATTTGGCATACCTATCATTTCAGCGTACGGCGCGAGAAAGGCCTTTAATTGGCCTCCTTTTCCTGTCACTCCTTTTTCAATAAGCTCTAAAGCCCGTTTAGTTTGTTTAAGAAAATTTTGGCCTTCTATTGCAGCTTTTTTTAGCTTTGGTAATTCAGTAAGCGTTTTGGTAACAATTTGCTTATCATACGGACTTTGGTTACCTCTTGCTACTTCGGCAATCAGTCTTTTCGTGGCGATATTATCAGCTGCAATCTGTTTCTGAACCTCGCGTTGCTGTTCTCGGTCATAGGCTGTCTGTTCTCTTTGTAATGCCTTTTCTTCAAGGTTGGCTTTGTTGATCATTAAAGGCGTTACATTGCTCAGTGCCGCCGTTCCCTTCGTCCCGTTGATCTCAAACGGTACTAAGGGGTTCTCTGACCGTTTCCGTTCCTCGGTTTCCCTCTCTTTTACCGCTCCCCTCTTTGCCATCAAGAACGGAAGGGCATGTTTCATACTGATCGGTTTTACCGCCTCAAACGCTTCCCCGTAATACTGCTCGTCCGGTTTCGGCGTTCTCTCGGTTATCATCTGGGTAGGATCGGGAACGTCATATTCCCCCATTCCGGTCATTCCTGCCCCTGGCCTCTGGTTGATAATATCAGGAGAAACGTTTGCAAGGGCTTGATTTGCCTGTTCTTCCTGCTGCATACTTTTTATCTTCTGGGCTGCATCGGCAAGGTACAGCAAGGAGTGAACCTGTTGTAACTGCTGCTGTTCCTGTTGCTGCCTCAATCCCTGTAATTTTACATAAGTATCGAGAAGGCTCATGTTGTTATCCCCATGTTGACCCTGACGGTGCAGGGCCTGATGCGCTCATTCTTTGCAACATTTTAAATAGTTCCATAATATTCATACCTCCGCCGCTTGCCATGCTTGATACCCCATTCATCCCTGGTAACATCCCCAACATTCCTGCCCCGCCTAATCCGAGTTCAGCAATGTTGGATAGTGCTCCGGTTGCAGCATTTACGCCCTGAACGGTTTTCATAAAATCATTCGGCCGCGCCCTTCGTGCATCATGTCTTCTCTGCCAATTAAGCGCTGCCGCTATACTCTCATCTATTGCCTGTTTCCCAAGGGTTAAGCCCCTGTCGGTGTATGCTCCCTGTAGCTTGTTGGCAAGGTTAAGAATGCTGTTCCCGTAGTTGTTTCCCGCTTTTTCGAGTGATAATGCTGCTGCCGGACCTTCTACGCCTGTCTGTGTCAATCTTCGAGCATAGTCGGATAATCCGATGTCTCTCTCGGCTGCCATGTTGTTTCGTGCGGAGGCGAATTCAGGCAAGTCCCACGGGTTCAACTTTCCAGATGACAGGCCATACGCTTTGCCTATCTCGTTTTCTCTCAGCCGTTTTCCCATGTATTTTGCTACGTTCATCTTTGCCTCCTATAAGTCGTCAATAAAACCGATGATTTTCACCCCATATCTTGCACCTGTTGCAGACGCTTTCCAGTACAGTGTGTATTCTTCGGGGAGATTTAATTCAAAAAATGTACCTCCTACCGGTTGATAATCGGTACTTGCATTAACTGTAATTATAGGTATGGTAACTCCTATACCACCTGCCATACTGTTTACACTGGATATTGCCATGCCATATTCTGCTACAGTATTAGCAGTTACTCCAAAATATCCGAACACTGATTTTGCCGTTGGCGGGACGGCTGTCCTTATGTCCAATGCCTGCCATGTGTCCGCATCATCAGGGTCGCCATCTTCTAAGACAAAGGTCGTATCAGAATATCTGTTCCCATATTGTGTTGTCGTGATAAGGTTTCCGCTTCCATTCAAATAAGCGCTACCTAGCCTCCGATAAAAGGTATAGCCACTCGGTAGCGTTGGCGTTGTCTTTTCTTTACTTGATAATGAAGCTATATCGCCAGTAACGGGGTTGTAAATTGCGTAAAAATAAACCCACCCTGGATACAAAAACGCTGCCGCAACATCCCTGCCGTTTGCTACTGGCCCCGCAGTCCCAACATTGTTTGTAATGTCCATATTCAATATAGTAACGGTATTACTATTTGCATCAGCAAGCACAATGGCAGATGCGCTATATTTTCGTGTGGCTGCGGTTAAATATGCCCCTATAAGGTTTAAATAGTAACCAGACGGTACTGCTATCTTGGCCTGTGTCTCATGGACATAGGATGAAGGCTCAATGCTGATAACGGTAGCCTCGTCAATCGAAGTATCGTACAGTTCAAGCCTTCCATCTTCCCTTGCAACGCCTACGGCTGGAACAGTGTTGATAACCGTTCCCGCGCTGTCAAGGACGGTCTCGCTGACAAAATCCTCGGTTGATTGAACTGTGGTTGTCGAAGCCCCCGATTGCCCTAACTGCTTCTGCAACTTCTTGATAAGTTTTTCCTGCTTCTTTAACTGGTTGTTCAGGTCTTTCAATCCGTTCTTGTCAAAGTTGCGTATCATATTTCTCTCCCCTGCAAAGCAGACCGAAGCAAGCAGAAAAACCGTTGCCAGTGCCAAAACCGATGTCTTTTTCATCCTTCATCATCCCTCTAAGGTAAGGGGCAGTCCGGTAATCTCCCCTTTCAGTAAAATGGCCTCAATCGCAAGGTGCTTCCCTGCCACTGACGGCGAAATGGATAAGCCGATCTTTGAACCCTTCAGATAGTCGTTTACGCCCATGAGTTGCTCAAAATACGTGGTGTAGACCGTCGCAATGTGTCCGGTTGAAGGAAAGGTTTTAGTGATGGATGTATTGAGCGTCTGGTTAATTCTGAACTGAATTTTAATTGCTCCCGCGTTTGCCTCTGCGCTCCTGCCTTTTACCCATATTTCTTTCAAGAGAACTTCTTCGAAGGGGTTATCGGTAATCTGATAATCCTTGGTCACAACTTCCATCGTAGAGGCATATCCGGTATCAAGCTGGTAAACGTAGCCGTTTGTGGTGGCACCGTACAGTTCCCCTGCGTCACCGGGACCGTTGAAGATGCAGAAACAGCATACCGTGTAATCTGAGGTTCTCCACTTCTGCTCGGGAAGGTAACAGTCGAGCAAGCTCCTTGCCCCGCCTGAAGCAGCCTTGACGGATAACCATAAATGTTTGTTCCGGTAAATGGCTTTCGTGTACGCATGGCTGTACGTGCTCCCTGTAAATTTATCTTCTATGGCATCACTGATCGGCCCTGTTACCTGTGAGCCAGACATCAGATACACTCCGTCATAACCTACAAATGCCCGTGAGCCTTCCACGTCACATGAAGCCCATGGACCCATGGAGTGCTTGACAACGCCTATTTCCTCAATGTCGTCTGCCGTTATCTCTGCAAGGTCTACCCTAATGCGTCGTATTCCGGTAAGAGTGTTGACAAACAGAACATCATCATCAGTCCAAACATCCAGGATCTTTGAATCAAATTTCCATGCCTGCAACTCGCTCCATGCATACCAGTACCCGCTATTGGTGAAATAGAGGTATTCAGGGTGAGCCGCGTCGCCATATCCGGTGAGCCGGTTCTTGTAGGACGGCCCAAACTTGGTTATGGAAGGAAACCGGATAGTGCCCTGCGGTATGCTGTCATCTGTTGCTAAAATGCCTGTCTCATAATCCTCTATGCCCGTATAGTAGGTTGTTGTCGTGTTGTCCCATATAATCTCATCGAGCCGCGCTTCACTCCCTAATGAACCGCCCTTGCGGAATATCCATCGTCCGATAACGGAAGCGTCCTGAGACACTGGAAGAAGGGACAATACCGCCCGTGAGCCTGAAAGTTCTACCTCGTCGCTCCACTCTGATAATCCGGAAGGTTCATTGTTGCTGTTCACAAAACAGGTTGCAAACTGATAGATACCCGTGAGGCCCGTTCTCCTTCTCATGTGAAGGTCATCGAACCATACTTTTACCGGACTACCTTTGCTTGCCCCGTAGACAACATACTTCACGGCAAAAACATTAGCCCATGTCTTTGCTGCGGTTCCAACACGGGTAAACTTGCTTTTCTGCACTTCCATATAGAGCCAGAGGTTGTCTATCTTGTTGGCTTTCTGTCCGGTCATGTTCAGGCGGGTTACAAGTTCTTCGGGTGTTATCTCGTAAAACATCGCATCCCCGTAATCACCGTCGTTTATATCAAACCATATCTCGATCTTCTGTATGGTCTTGAACCGGTTCCACTTCATATAAAAGCAGATGTAATCATCGTCGGTGGATGTTTCCGTTGCTCCAAATATGGTAAGATCAGTTGCCACAGCCAAACTTGCACTGTAACTTTTTTTAGCAGGACAATTGATATATATGGAGGTGTTTCCCTGAACCTTATAATCCTTGTTGGTGTTGAAACTCCCCTCGTCGCTCCATACCCATGCTTCGGTTGTTTCCATCGTGGCGATTGACTTCTCAGCAGACTTTTCCTCAAGTTTCCAATCGTCAAAGTACATGGTGCATGCGCCGGTTGTGTCGGCCTCGATCTCAATTCTGACAATCGCGCTCCAATCGGCTGTGCCGGTGTCGGTAAAAGCTGCTTTTGCTATCAGTAACTTACTCCAAACGCCCGAAGATGAACTGTTTAATCCTCCTGTTCCCCCAGGGGTAAAGATGTAGGTAAAATGTTTCGGTGTGGCTGTGTCAGAATAAAGACGGAGTTTGATATTCGTGAGGTTTGCCGTATTTGTGCAATAGACCCAACACGTTATTTCATCGGATGTGGGAGAGGCTACACCATCGATATGATAGGCAAGGTTCAACGATACGGTCTTGTAGGCTGTGTTCGATGCCCCTGTCCTGGCAAGTTTCAGGCTCTTTGTCCCCTGCTTGATATACCGGTGGTCCATGTTGTTTGAAATGTTAAAATCGGTTGTCCAATCTGCCGTTGCTCCCTCAAAGTTCTCGATAACCTTTCCGTAGGATGTGGCAAGGATAGGAGCATTTTTGATGTATACGTTATCAAAGTTGACTACCGCGCTTCCTGTTACTCCGGTGAGGTTTACATAAAAACGTGCTACGCTGTTCCATGCCGGTGTCCCGGTGGCTACAAACCGCGATCTCCTGATCTTTATATCAGTCCATTGGTTATCTCTCTGTAAAACAGCGTCTAATTCAGTCGGGTCGATTGTTGCCCTGTAGTAATTGCCGGATGAAGTGTAAAAGTCTATCGATATTGAACTCACATAGGCCCGCGTCCTGTGAAATACCGATATGCAGATAAAGTCGTTATCTGATACACTCCCGCCATTCGGGAACTTCGAAAAATCCTGTGCGGAAGCATAGGTAACATAGCCTGAAACGGTTGCCCCTGCCCCTGCCGTTATCTTGAGAGATCTCCTGTTACTCCCTGTCCTCTCCGTTGGTCTGAAATAGACAGTATCAACTTCAATGCCTGAACCCGTGTTTATCGTTTCGTCAGTCTCAAAATACGCAACCTTCTTGTAGAATCTCGGCGGTTCCAGTCCTGCTTTCTGAATGGCGTTGGTTCGCGGGTAGAATTCATAGGCATCGTCCGTTCCGTTGATGATGAAGGTTCTGTCCTTCCAGTTGACCCAGTCATAGTCTAACCCTGCCGTTAATCCTGTCTGTAGGTCCCCCCATGCTACCCCCGTATCGTACTTTATTTTCCCATTACACGCGACTAAAGTATCTTTGTTACCCAAGTTATCAAAGGAGCGGAAAATTCCATCTACGGCGGCCCCTGACTCAAGCTGCGTGTATTTTGCCGTTCTGCCCGGAGCCACTTCCAACACTCCCTTGTCAAAACTACAGTGGGCGGCAGTCTGAAGCATGCCATCGGGGATGTCAGCCCCGTTTTTGTCGGTTGCTAACCCTGACTTGTCAAACTTGAGCAGTAAGGACCATTCTTTCGCCATTATCCCATCTGTCCCCAAAAGTTAGAATGTACCGACACTTTCAGCCTCTTTGTTCTTGCTGCCTTCTTTAAAAGGATGGATTCATAGTCACCCTTCCATTTTGCCGCAGCGTCCCAATCTTTCAGCCGTTCACAGCACTTGTAGGCAATGCCCGCAATAATGGCTTCCTCATACTTATCTTCGAGAAGGTGTGTGTAAGTGTCCCCTGTTGATGCCGGGTGGATGCCCCAATAGTAGAAATAGTATGTCCATGCCCCTGACGGCTTGTTTTGCAGATAAATCTTCGAATCTTCCCTGACGACGGTATACCGTACCGGCAATGCGGCAACATCGGTATTTGTTTTAGACCATTTCAGATAGTCGTCCGGGTCCATCCAGATCATTTCGTAGGAGTCAACCGTCATAAAGCGCCTGTCGCTGTAATCCGTAGGCATAGTAATATATGCGGTATCCGCAGTTGTCGTTCCCGTGTCTGACTTTGCAAGAATGTTATACCGTTCCGTCATGTCACGGAGAATTTCGTCAAACTCGGTGGTGAGGGTGATGGACTGCCCTGACCGTCCGGCCTTCTTAATCCCTGCCGCGATCAGTACCGATCTCTGGCTCGCGCTCATTTGCCTGTCTCCTTCTTATACCCGCATACCGGACAGTAGCCGAAATCAAACGGTTCCTGAGTGTAGATATTTCCGCACTTCGGACACCTGATGCAAAACCCTGTCACATGCCCGATGGGGAGGGATATTTCAATGTCGCCGTCTATCTCAAGGGTGATGCTCCCGGCCATTTATTTCGCCTTTTTACCGGTCACGGTCGGTTGTCCGTCCTCGCCAAATGTCCTCTCCCACCATGCCAAGGCAGTATCCTTGTGGGGTGGAGGAAGGATATTGAACAGGTTCTTATCCTTGATAAACTCACCATTGGGGAGAACATAATCGCCCTGAATGGTCTCGAATATCCGCAGATCGCCGTCAACAAACATGCGCCGCGTGGTCATCTCCACGTTTCCGAGTTTCTTGTATGATCCTACTTCCTGTGTCTGGCCCTGCATACATCCTCCTAAATAAAGTTAGAGGGGGCCGGCTCGCCCCCTTTGGTCGGTTATGCGCCTATTGCAAAGGCTCTTACCGATCTGTTTCGTAATACCTGACCGTCAGGTATTTCGAGCGGTACAAGACTGTCAATATCCTCCGGGACACCATAAACCCATGTGAGGCCGCAAGAGTTGGTTGCGCTTACACCTGTTCCTGATGTGAATGTTGCGGCTGTGGTTAATTTCTGCTTCGGGTAAAAGTTTGTTGGCTGCCACTGTGCGGTTGACCCTAACGTCATTGTGGTTGGGCCGATAGGCCATGACCCCACTGTGCTTGACTTTGTAGGTCCCGGCATCCATCCCGGCGTACCGATAAAAAGAGGCTGTTCGATGTTCCCGCCGCCGGAGAGTGTATATACCTGGCCGCTGGCCGAATTGACATCTTCCTCAATAAATCTGGCATTCAGAAATCCGGAAGATGGCTTTTTAAGGTAGGTAAACGTGATCGCCGCCGTAGCTGCATCCCATGCCTGAGATGCAAGAATACCCATGGTTGTAGCTGCCGGGCTGGTGTTCGTCCAGTCAAGGGCATATTCTCCGGCTGCGGCTGTCTCACCCTTTTTAACTGGTGCAGGGGTGCTGATTGTGCCGTTAAGGTTTAAACCAACAATGAGGCCACAGAGAAACGGCCCTGCGGTAAGAAAACTCACAATGTCCGGTGTCCCTGCTGTGAAGGTTATTCCGTTGGTTGTGGTTGCCCCTGCGGTCATCGTTTCGGCTTCGACAAGGTTCTGAAACACTTCATCCCATGCCTGGGTGATGTATGAGATTGTCATTGTTGCGTAACTATCCGACGCAAGTGTGGTAAGGGTCGCCCTCGTGCCAGGTGTGGCGCTGTGCATATCAACGGCCATCGTGGTAGTAACGGGTGTCATTCCAGCCGGAAGAATAGTCACGGCTACGTTTCCAACTCCCGCATAAAGAGGCCACGCCATCGGCCATCGGGTAGTGCCTACTCCATTAGTCAAGGTAACTACTTCTTCGAAGACTACTGCCGGAGCCCTGCGATACCCTTTGAGCTTGTTGTTGGTCGCATCGTACTTCCAGACGATGTTTTCCTCGTCCACGCCGGTTATAATGAGGTCCCCTGTATATTTCCATCCAAGATTTCCAATGGCGGGTAATGGTATTCCCCCATAGGGGTAGGTCTTTGCGCCATCCCCGAAGGTGAGTAAAACAAAGTCAGAGGTAAGTTTCCCTAATTTATAGGGTCCGCCTCTGGTTAAAGTTATGTCTGTTGCGGCGAGATTTGCCATTTCTTCATCTCCTGTAAAGAGGTTTGCCGGGAGAGGATTCTCACCCCTCCCGGGTTGGTTGTTTTAAACGTCTACGCTGGCTACAAAATCGCTGTTGTTTGCCTTGCTTTCTTCCCGTGGCACTGCTTCAATCCACGGTTTCCAATACCCTGAACCGCCGTGATTCGAGAACACGAACCTTAACTGGTCGCCTGCGTTCAACGAAACGGGGGTTGCCAACTGGATATAAACGATCTTTCCGGCTGCTGTTCCCGATGGAATGTGGATAACATCAACAGCGGTGGCGTTGGTATCGCTTCCGGTTGTCACCCTTCTTGTCACGGTGCATGTTGCAGCATTGGTAGTAGTCGCAACAGTTATCAATACACCCACTGCGTACAGTGTGGCGGGATGGTTGACATCGATATAGTTTGTCGTGTTAACCGCATTCCCTGCTGTATCCGATGTCGAGGGCGCGTTAAAGGGCATTATTACTGATTGGTTTGAATATGGCATGGTTTCACCTCCTATCCTATGAAGAAGTTATATGGCAGCCCTTAACCTTACCGGCTGTCGCTGTTGCGCTCCAAGAAAGACCGGCGCCGAGAACTCCATACCATGCGGCAGCGTGTACCCTGCCGAAGTCCTGTCCCATGTTTACCTGTGCCCTTACTTCCGGTGTTTCCACCTCTGCCATGACACAGAAGTCGTCGCCAAAGATTACCGCTTCGCCCAGGACTGAGCCGGTTCCCTTGTTGTTGGCAAGGTTTGTGGTGTCCTTGACCTCGATGCAGCGTATTGATTCGATCTTTCCCACTTCCGAGTTGTGGAGCACGTCGCCTTCCCTGAGATACTGTTTCCAGGTTTCAAAGGTAGGGTCATTTTTAATACCCCTCAATCCCTTTGTGGAGATGAGGCCGATATAATCGCCGTTCTCGTAGGGCGGAACGATGTAGGTATCAGCAAAAGCATCCCTGATGGCTGCAAGGTGCGCCACGGTGAGATTTGAGGTTGCCGATGTGGAGGCTGTGCCGTCCTCGTCAAATGTGCCTCCGGTCAATGAGGTCGGGATGTACTTCAGATAAACCGTTTTCATTGCAGTAGCATAGAGCCGGTCAAGGCTTTTCCTCATCTGCTCGGTTAAGGCTTTCTGAATCCTGTCCTCGGGGTCAAACTTGCTTAAAAGCTGGCTGATGTGAGTGAACGCCACGCCACGGCCATATTCGTAGACCGTGATGCCGACGCTTGTCTGGGTCATCGTGTCAATGGGGATGCGCTCTGTTTCTGTGAGAGCCGCGCTGGTCGGAATGGCAAGAGCGTCAAAACGCATAATGGTGATCGTTTCACCTTTCTTCCGTCCGAACCCTGGCTCTGGCCGTACAAAATCAGCAAAGACGGACTCAACAACCGCTTGCTCTCTCAGCTTTGAACTGATCGTGTGCGATTTATAAGTACCGGTCGCTGTATCGTAATTCCAAGTCCATTCAGGCATGGAAAATACCTCCTATCTCAATTTTCTCCGTTCCTTGACAGCCCGGATTGCGTCACCCATTGTCTGTGTGCCTTCATCCTGGCTTGTTTTGGAAACCAGTTTACCTCCACGCTGCAAGATGTCAAACTTGCTGCGGTTCTTCTGTTCTTCCTGATAACGGGCGGTTTCTTTGCCCCTTATGCCGTCCACGATTGCCTTGCACTGAGCGATTGTCCAGGTAATCTGCTCGTCGAGAGACAGATTCTTGTCTGCCCATGCCGCCTGCGCCCAGAACAACTGCTGAATCCCTGGTATTTTGTCCAGTTCTGCCGCTTCAAGCGCCTTATCTACCGTGGTGTTAATAACTTTCAGGTCGTTCGCGGCTATTTCCTGGCGTTCCCGTTCTTCCTGCGCGGCTATCTTGGCAATATCCGCTTGCCCCTTCATCCATACTTTGGCCAGTTTCATGTTGTAGTCCGGGTCATCCGTCGATAGTTTGTTGGCTGCGTCTATCGTTGCGTTGAGTATCCGGTCCTGCTCAACCTCCCACTTGCCTTTCTGGTTGGGGTCGGCCTTCTTTTCCACTCCATCAATCCGCTTTTGCAGATCTTCGACAACCTTCTTGAGCTTGGCTGTCTCGGTCGTGGATTCGTGGAGCTTCTTTTCAGCCTCGCGGTATGCTTTCTCCGCTTCCTCGTGGCTCTTGTACTTCAAGGGCTTTTCTGGTGGCTTGTCCTCTTCCTCCACTTCTCCGAATCCTTCAAGCGGGGGCTTTGGCTCGATACCTTCCGGGGGCTTACCATCTGTTTCCTTGGCATCAAGGGAGGTGGTAAGTGTGTCCTTCGTATCTTTTCCGTCACCGTTTAACATTTCAGCCGTTACCGTTGTTGCCATTGTGTCACCTTCCAGCGTGTCCGTGTCGGGGCTGGCCTTTCTTTTATTTCAATCCGCGTGTCCTTGTGGGGGCGGTTGATTGCCTTCATTTCTTCTCTCTCCGTATCATCAACAGCCTTTCTGCTGCTGCATGTCCTATATCAACCTGATAATTCAGGCTGCGTATCATGTTCACCAGCGTTGTCGCCTCTGAGTCGTTTTGTACGAGTATGTTGATCCTCTGGGTGAGCTTGTCCAGGACGAGATTAACAAAATAGCTGCCTTCCTCGCTCGACAACCTCTTTTCCGCCTCCATGCCCTTGTCTATCTGAACCTCAAGAATCTTTTCCTCTCGCTGGCGTTTCTGATTGATGTCAAAGGTCTTTGGCTGTCCGGTTAAGATGTCAGTCTGCATACTTCTTCCCCTTCTTCTTCGGCAATCCCTTCTCCGGTGTGCTGGCGAAGTCTGATAACTGCTTGCCTGTCATATCCAAAACACCTTTGTTCTTCTTGCTTATCTTCTCGGGTGCGTATTTGGCCATAGCCATGAGCCTTCTCTGGGACTTGCTTTTTGCTGGCATTACATACCTCCCTGCGGTAACTGCTTCTGCCCTGGTATCTGCACGACGTTGTTGGCCGCTTCCTGCGCCATCATTGCCTCTGCCTCCATCTGGGAGACAACCTGTTCAATCTGGTCTGCTTCTTCCGGGGTCACTATAAACTTGGGATCGTAAAAACCTAAAACGGTGTTTGACTCCTTCAGAAGTTCATACGGTTTGAAATACTTACCGAATAACTGGCTTTCCGCCTTCTGCATCATAAATTGCAGGCGTGGTATGAGGTCACTGTTTTTAATCTGGGCCGTGACACCGCTTACCGTGATGTCGCAGTTTGCTTCAAGCATCTCTCTGCGTTCCTCCGGTCCCATTTGCGCAAACGCGGCAAACGCCGGGTTGTTCGGAAACACTCTGGAAATGGGCGGGTAGCTGTATTCGCTCCAATTCGGTATGATGGTTTCAAGAACTGCCTTGATAACGTGAATAGCTGCTTCCTCTATATCCTCGCCTATGCTGTCGAAGATACCCATGGACTGTTCTGTCTTGATCTCTACTTCTCCCTTGGTGATATTACTTCGCTGTCCGGGAAGTCCTGCAACAAACTGGTTGATGAATGAGCCGTTTTCCCGTTTGCTGTCGTAGTATTGGAGGATTGCAAGCACCTCGTCCGTGTTCCTGCCCTGAACGTAGGCATCACGAATAATCTCTCCGGTCAATGGTGCATTTTCAGCCCTGAATATCGGTTTTCCAGGTTCAATAATTACGTCGGTTGGGTCTTCCATGAGAAAACGGTTGATCTCCCGTATCCGGTTGACGCGCCAGTTAAGATCATCAATGTGTAGGCTCATGAGATTGCATGACATGAGCCACAGAAACAGGCTTGACTCAACTAATCCGTGGCCTTCGAAAGCAAACATATCTGGCATGGGGGAAAACGATACACCTGGCCAGCGTAGCGTAGGATACGGCGAAGGTTCCGGGTTGAGAATAAGCACATCACCGGCAACCATGAAACGTGCGTTGGGTAGTAGCATATTGCCCTGCTTGTCAAGTACCACGCCCCACTGTTCGATAACCTTCACGGACTGTCGGTAGGTATTCCGTTGATGGTACTGCCCTTTCCGTCTTGCCCTCTTTTCCTGGCTCTCTCCTGCAGGCCATTGGTTCTCTGAGGCTGTCACATCTTCAAGCCTGACATAGCGCCCATTCTCTCCCAATGCCTTTACTCTCCACAAGTCCAGCCATTCCGTGTGAATCCAATAGTTTCCACTCCACGGATCGCGGGGGCTTGCATCAGGATCGCGGTGTATCTGCCAGGGAGGTACAAGGTCGAAGGTCAATCCAACTCCATCTTCCCAACGAGGGATGATCTCATGAGATTGCCCGATAGCGAAGCCTAACTCGCAAGCATCACTAAACTTGGTCCCGAATTTCCCGTGTTGCTGGTTGAGCCAAAAGGTTAAGAGCTCTCGGTTGAATTGTGCGGTTATTGCGTCATCATCGCCCTGGGGGTCTACGTTGAACCAATCGGGCTGACGAAATGCCTTCCTGACAATAGCGGTAGCCTGCTTGACAACGGCCATCATGTCACCTGTTATGACTTTGGCCTGCCAATCCTGCTTATTGCTGTAATCTATCTTGGCCCGGTATGCCTTGTAGCACTCATCCCAGAGATAGCGTATGTCATGGGTGGCCTTCTCACTCTCTTTTATGCATTCGTGGCAATATTCCACATACATATCGGGGTTTTCATCCCCATACGCCGTAGCCGCTTCTTTGCGTTCCTCAAGTTCCTTCGGGTCGGTGATTAACTCAGGGTCTTGCTGTTTACGCCTTGCCATTTATCCCGCTCCAATTTATGCGATCGTAATTCCTGCGATATAATTCCGTGTTCCCAAGGTGCCCCTTGCACTCAGCACACTTACAAACTCCGTTGTGTGGTGTCTGGTTGTGATTGCCTTCGAAGGTCGAGCCACAACCACAGCAAGCCCAGCGCTCCTGGTCCTTGCGCCGTTCCTTGCCTCTGAACACCTGTATCCATTTACTCATCGGATAACACCTCGTAATTTGGGGTTGTAAGCGTATGAAGCGCCTAACCTTGGCACTGGCTTCATAATACTGCTCGCTCTGCCTCGATAACCTACAGCAAAAGTTCTGAAAGCATCTGATGCATGGCTCGCCCAATCATGTTTCGGACGTGGCGCCAGTACCTTCTTCTCCTCGTCATATTCAGCTTTGTAACTTTCGAGGGCCGATATACCAGGTTGACACTTAACTTCATCAAAATAACATTGCCCTAAAATATTCCTTACGGCTGGAATATGTACCTGAATAATCAAATCAATATTTTTGGCTCGCTCTACAACTATAATTGGCTTAATACCTAAATTCTGTGCCACTTCACGCCTGCTCTTTGCTATCACTCCATTTGACATTTCCCGCCCTTCTGCGTCATGTGGCATGTAATGATTTCCATACACATAGGGTTTCTCTTTCAATACCTTGGCGTAATGCTCAAGGCCGTAACCCGTTGACTCGTAATAGTCGATGAAGTGATATTCCTTGCCGATGTGTTGCATGAACCAGATCGTCATAGAGTCGTCTACGCCCAAATCCCAAAAAGTATCAACCTCCTGGCCTGTTTGATGGGGTACGTTGCAAATTCTTTTTTCTTTCCGGGCTTGTGCCATTTGCTTGGCATAATAGGAGCCATAAACAGCGCCCTCAAACGAACACTCATACTCCTGCAAATACAGCATTTCTCCCATTTCCGGGCCAAACATCCTGATATATTCCTGTCTTATGCCCTCAATCTGCACTGCATTAAATACGGGGGTGTCATGTGCGGTAAGCAGTTGTCCAAACCATCCCGGCGTAACTCTCGCATAATCATAGGTGGTTTTTCCGTGGTTATTGCCGCGAGAGGTATAGATGAATAATGCAAATCCGTTGTTTTCCTCAAGGATAGGGGCAAGATACGCCCATGCAAGGGGTGAGGCTAACGCCCACTCCGAAAAGACAATACCAACAGGGGGAGAACCTACCAGCGAGTTATAATTATCAGAGCCTACAAGTTGCCATGTTGAGCCATTTTTAAACTCAATAGCCATGTCATCCTCGCGGGTTTTCTTTCTGATTTCAAGAGGAAATGCATCGTCAATTCTTTTTTTGTTGGTCCGTGGATTTACGGCTGTCCAGATAACTTTCCGGGCCTGCTTATATTCGGGCAGCATGTGCCAGTAGTTGCCGATACGTTGTGCTGCCTGCGTTGCAGTAAAATGCAGGGCAACATCATCCTTGCCCCATCGTCTATGTGCTACTTCGACGGCTCGCTTTCCGCCGTTTTCAAGATACGTCCAGAGTGGCAGTTGGTCGGTACGTGGTATCCAATTATTAGGGAGCCTAATCTTTTGAGCCAAACTTGACAACCTCCACAACAATATCTCCTGAAATATCGTGTTTATCCCGTAGATGGCCTTTAAGTTTTAATCCTGTTTCGATGTATTTGTGGCGGGTAGGAAAATCATCAACGTCTATAAAATCTTTAGACATTGAGTCGGCATCCTTCATGCCTTCACCGTTTTTTGCAATGATTGTTGCGGAAATAACCTTGGTTGCTTTCGTGCCTTCGAGAAGCCCCTGGAGAAGATAATCATCCGTAAGCCCTTTCTTTTCCATAAGTTCTTGTAATGTTTCCTGAATCCGACTTTCACCGACCTTCTTCGCAGCTTTCCCCTCTGCGGTTTCTTTGCTATAACCTGCTGTTTTCATTGCGGCTGTTGGGGTTTGTCCTGCGACAAGGGCTTTGATGAGTTTCCGTTCTCGAATTGTTAAAGGTTTCTTCTTCTGCTTCTTCTTAGGGGTTGGTGCTCCCATAAATCATAAATATCACATTATTACCCCTGTGTCAATAGAAATCTTTACAGTAATAATTACAAACTGGTGAGCTCTCGCAATTATACTGGTCTGCTCACCATAGACCGAGGCAAGGAGAGGGTGCGCTAACCCTGGCGATTGCGAGTGCGCCGAACATGAAAAAGCACAAGTTATTTCTTCTTACCCTTCCCAAATGTACATTTCCTAACTGTGTTCTCTGATAGGAACTTCAACGTCGTCCCCATACTCTATTGCCCTCATCTCCTCTGCCTTCACCTTCGCGTCGCTAACAATCTTGTGATGCTGTTTCAAGAGACGGGCGCAGTTGGGATAGTCAGGATTGTTCCAATAAGTACTTGAGACACAAAGCACACGTATATCTTCCAGAGCCTTTTCCGCGATCCTCAGCAGAGATGCCTTGAACGCAATGTCATCAACCAGACACGCCAGCTCTTGATTGTGTTCTCTTTGTTCTTCGGTTTTCATTGTCGTATCTCCTTGGTATCGCTTGTTTTTCGTTAAGCCAGTAAAGTATCTCCAACGCCGACCAGCCGGATATGTACTCCATCAGGCCGACCGTG